CATACTTCGTTTGTGTAGAAGTGCCATCTTTGTTCTTTTTCGTTCCAAATTACTAGACAATACATTATGAAGATGTGAGTTCCTGACAGCTAAAGTTCATTACCATTTTATTTTCATTAGAATATTCTACACCTAATTCTCTTATGACAGTTATGCCTTTTAAAAATCCAGCAGTAGCACAATCATAATGGGAGTTATAAGTGTTCATTTGTATCGGTTCAGTACATTGTTGTAATACGGCTGAACATATTTGTATAACTAATAAAAATTTCATAACCAATTAATTATACCCCATATTCCGCAAATAAGATACATTATCTCCATACACATACGAGGTTTATGTTTAGACCTGTAAGAATCTATGACCCATATACTACAAGATAAAGCTGATAAGCCCCAACCTGTTGCTTGAATATAATTAATCTTAAATGTGGTTAAAAGGAATACACTAATTAATGCAAGTGTGAATCCAAGCCAACGAAGTCTCCGTACTATCCTGATCGGTATTTTCATAATAAAGATACTCCATAGTTGTTACCATTCGATTGGACTTGGTTGATGTTCCATTACTTGTTAATAATATTTCCTATTGTTAATGTGCCGTCAGCATTTTTAACTATCTCAGCTTCTACTTCTCCGCACATTAGTTGTTTGTTATCGTTTGCTAAATGTCGTTCAGCTTCTCGTTTATGCTTTAAACAATCAGATAATGAGTCTTGTATTCTGTGTTCGACTAATTCTCCGTTTATAAATAAACATAATGCTATTACAAAACTTGCACCCATCATACTATTTTACCTTTATTTTTTCCGTGCTTTATAACATACTTTTGCGTTCCGTTAGCACCTATTTCAACTTCTTTTCTAAGCATTTGAAAAAACTTCATCTTCTTTTCAGATTCCATTTTCTCTTGCATATAATCTAAAACTTTTTGTTTATTTACTTTTTCTCTTGTTGCCATATCCAATACCAAAATAAAAATACTATTAAAAATAACAAGCTAATTAAGTCCATTACTTTCTCCAGTATTCTGTTACTTGTTTCCATTCACATTCTGCATCTTCACAAGTGTAATCATACTCTTGGAAAGTACCAGCATTAATGCCCGTTTCCGTTACTAAATTTAATATCTCTTTGTCCATCTTTTAATTTCTCTACGTCTCTTTTAAGTTTCTCAATTTCTTTTTCCATTGTTTCAATCATAACTCCTGTATGTACGTTTTGATCTAATTGTTGCTGATGTTTTTCTATTTGCTTTGCTGTCCATTCTAGCAACATAAATTGTTCTTGATCTATTGGCTTTTGTGCTGATGCTTCTAGTAAATCTTTTTGTTGTAATTGATCTGCGGTTTCTAACTTATTAAGTCTTTCAATAATGCCAAAATAAGCCCATACAGCAATCGCCACAGCACCTACGATTGAGATTAAACTTTTGAGTTCTAAACCTATTGATGTATTCTCGGATATTTTCATAAAACCTCATTTAAACTTTAAAACCTTTTCTCCAACTCTTTACTGCCCAATATGCTGGACTTAAACTCTTTTGACCTTTTACTTTAGCAAGTATTGGTCTAAATCTTGCCATAAACGATCTTTGACGTGCTGGAATATTCTTTTTAATAGACATTCCTTTCGCACCAAATCTAACTATTTGAATTTTATTGGTAAGATTGTTCTTAACATAAACACCGAACTTCTTAGAAGCACTAGGTGTTCTAAATGGTTTATTTAATGCTACTTTTCTACCCTGATATTTTGCCATAATTCGTTCCTGTTGTGTTCTACTACAAATCTGTCCAAAAATACATAAAATTTTGGACAAGATTAATATTTTGTGCGTGGTAATCTAACACCATAACAACAAAGGAGATAAAAATGGAAATAAAATTAACAAGAAAACAAAAACTTCAACAAAGTGTTCAGGATTTATGTTCTGCACAAGAAGATAAAGGTTTATGCTTAGATAATCTTTTATCAATGGCATTAAGATATGTACCAGTTAAAGAATTAGAAAAATTGGAAAGAATTTATTTTAATGATTTAACTAATGCAGAAGATATAGAATGGTACAAAAATAGATTAGTAACTAAAGGAGATAAATAAAATTAATCTAACTTAGAATTATATTCTCGACAATGATAGCCAAAAACTTTTGTGCTTTTGTATGTATGATAGTAATGATTTTCTTTTTTAAATGTAAATTTTCTTTCGTGAGTGATTACGTTTTTGTCCCACCAAATAGCACAATCTTCGTATATCTCTAGCTTTAGTAATTTACCATTAATCAATATTAGACTAATGATAAATATTTTCACTTTCCCTGTCCTTTGTATTTAGAACGATTAGGTACTCGTTTGTTGTAAGACTTTGAGTGTTGTTGTGGTCTTTTACGTTTGGTTTGCTTTGTAAAATTACTTATGCCTACTAAATTTTTTTTAGCCATCTTTTACATCTGCTTCTATGATTAAAGGTAATGGCTCAACAATGTTTTGAGTTTCTACTTTGTCTCTCATATTCAATTCATTCTTAGATAACCATACAAGCATATTAGGGTGTCCTTTAAGTGCTAACTCCCACATTTTTTTTCTTAATGATGCTTTACCTTTGTTTCTATTATCCTCAATAATTTGCCCAAAATTTCTTTGTATAGTGCTTCTTCCAACTCCAACAACTGATGCAATTTCTTCTTGGGTACAACCGATTGATGCTAAATTTGCTACGATATTTTCATCTACCTCAATTCTTGGTCGTCCAACTTCTTTTCTTTTTTCTGCCATATTCTCCATAATTTTGATGCAATTACAGTTTTATCTTTTCTAACGATAAAATGCAACCAATAGGAAAAACATTACGATCTGAGAATTGTGCATCTGTCTCATCATAACTAGCAAATGTCCAAATGCTTTTAAAATCTTTTTTAAAGATGTATGCCTGAGTTACCATTTTAGAGGGTTGGAGTTTCAGCATTTCTTCCTCAGTTGCGTGTCCTGAGTCTCCAGTTATATCTAACCATTTTATGGTGTAGAAATAATATCGTTTTTTGTTTATAGTTACCGACCTAAATTTTGATTTTTTAGATTTTCTCATCAATGTTTCCTATGATTCATACTTTCAATGAGTAGTTTAACTTGTAGTTTTAATGCTCGGTTTTCTATTGATAACCTAATTAATCTTTGCCTTACTCTTTTAAAGACTTGCAAAAAGAACTTTATTGATTTCATCTCTTAGCTTTTTTAGCACCTTGTTTAACTGACTTAGCTACATTAATTTTTTTCGGTTTTTTCTTACCTATAATTTTCTTTGTATAAAGTTCAGCAAGTAATCCTGAGGTAGTAATCATTTAATCTCCTTTAATGGTTCTTGGTCTTTCCAACGGTGTTTGTGGTATCTTTTACCTTTTACAATAACTTCCGTATATTCTCCAAAGATATTACCTGTATATACCATATCCTTGCTAGACTTATCATTTTTTTTCTCCGCATATATATTAGTTATGTCTTTAGTTATGTTATTGTAATTATGCGTTCGAGGTGGACTCTCTTTGCGTTCATTTTCATTTTCGTTGTTAATAAACTGATATTTGTCGTAATTTATAAGGCGAATAATACTCACAGATCGATAGGGGTGGTTTGCCGTTGCGTTCACTCTAGCGACTCTTATTGAGATCATTTTACGTCTTTTCAACCTAAGTAAGAAACTTCTTAATGCAGAATAAGGTATATTCCATATTTTAGCATTTTTTCTTACAGGAAATATAATCTCTCCTCTAACCAATGTAATAGTATCATTTATGTATTTAATGTTTTTATCTTTATGAGTTGCAGTACCAACCATATAAATCCAAATACTAGACTCAACTAAATTTTTAAACACAGGATTTCTATATAACGATCTATGAACTAAAAAATAACCAGTTCTTCTTGTTTGCATTTTTCTATCTCCCTATTTACTTTTTCTAATATTTCTTTTTCTGTTCCATATCTAGCTATAAATTCTTTTTTGCCTAAATGAACAGATACCTTGCCAGTTCTGTGATGACTTACACAAAGCGGTACAGTGTGAAAATGGCTTGGTCGTTTTCCAATACCAGTATGACCATTAAGATTTCTAATATGATGTACTTCCGCCTGAACTTCCTTGCCATCTTGGTAACAAGCATAACACGGCATATTACCGATTATTTCAAGACGTTCTTTTTCTGCTTTAGTTTTGTTTTTCATATTCCAAATAGATTAGGTTGTAATTTCATTTTTATATCAATACACTTATATTTTTTATTCTTGCCTTTGGGATATTTTAGCACATTCAATTTTAAATCTTTTATCATATCTTTTTTTTGTTTTTTGTTGCCATTTATATAAATGTATCTAAGAGTTGGTTTTAAATTTTCTATTTTAACTATTTTTCCCTTATTATGTATTCCTCTCCTAATATCGAATGTACTACCATCTTCAAAAGTATATCTTTTTTTTGGTGTAGATTCTCCTGTATATAACCAATTAGTTGCTTGATAAATATACCCATAATGGTCATTATTTGGGTCTGCATATGAAACTATTGCACTTGGTTTTGGCAATTTATTTAAACAATTAGAAACAAAGTAGCTTAATAAATTTTTTTCTTTGTTTTTATTTATAACTAAACGATTAAGTTCTAATGTTAAAACTTTTGTGTTGTTAAATATACAAGCACCATTATTATAATTATAATTAGGTGGATAACCAAAAGTACAAACACCTAATATATTATAATCCTTATCAATTAAACCATAAGCATAAGAAACAGAACATAATCTTTTTGCATAATGTTTCTTTAATATCCAATTTTTGTATTCTTGGTCTTTTAATAACATTATTTTATATTCGTTCTTCGCCATATCACACAATCTCTCCCATATTTACTTTTAACTACTTTACCTGAGTTCTCTATTTTATTTTCTATTTGTAATTCTCTTATCCTAGCACAAACTGAACTTAAAGGTATATTCATAGTTTCTGCTATTTGAT